CGAGTTTGTAGGCGCCGGTCACGGTGGATGCGAGCATCTTCCGCGTCTCGGTGAAGTTGTAGACGGGGACAGTGATGTCCGTGCCGTCGATCGAGTCGCCATTGACACCAATGGCCCCGTTGAAGTTTGGAGCCGTCTGGCCGGCGGCCGCGTGGCGGGCAATCGTCTGGAGTGATTGCGTGATGTGGGCGGTGGCCCCGCCCGTCTCGAACGTCCATTGCGTTTCGTCCGGTTTGCCTTCGTAGGCGACCACGCAATCCCACACGTCATTGCCGAGGGGCGTCACGTCGATCGACATGCGCACCATCGGGCCGATCGTCGTCGGTGCGGTGATCGCGACCAGGGCAATTACGTCGGACTCATCGTCCTCGCCGGTGACGATGTAGCGCAGCTCTTGGGTTTCGCTTTCGGCCGATGTGGCGCGGCCCGAGTCGAACGCTTCGACGATCCTGGCGGTTCCGCTCATACGAATACGGCCCCTCCCTTTCGGATTTGGTTGTCGATGTTTTTGAGGAGTTCGGCGCCGCGTTCGACGCCCTTGGCCGTGCGCTCGGCTACCGAGTCGGCCCCGAGTCCGCGAACGGCGAGCGCGTTGAACGAGCCTTTGCTTTCCAGCTTCTGCTGCTCATTCCCGAGGACGACCGGCAGGTCGGGCGGCGGCGGATTGCGTTTTTCGTAGTCCGCCCGTTGCGTGGCGGCTTTGTCGCGTGCCTTGGTTAGATCGTTCTTGGCGCTCGTGAGCGCCTGTTCGCTGGCCTTGCGCTGTTGGTCGAATGCGTCCTGTCGTCGCTGTTGGTCGGTGACGAGGTCGGCGCCGAGGGCGTCCTGGGTGCCACGGCGGGTGGACTCGATTTCCTTGCGACGATCCTGCCGGCGTTTTTCCGTCTGCGCCTTTTTGTCGGTGGTCTGTTGGTCGAGGATTTCGCTGGCGCGCTTGGTTGTGTCGTCGATTTCCTTGACGCGGGCATTGACGTCGATGTCCTCGCCGAGCCATTTGCGGAACTTCACCCACATCTTTTCCATTTCGCCGACGGCCCAGTTGAGATTTTTTGACAGGAAGCCGGTGAACGTCAGCCAGCCCTGTTGCATGAACGCCACGGTTTCCGTCCACGCGCTTTCGACCGCGGCCCAAGCGTCGGTGAACATCATGGCGACGCCGAAGACCGCGTCGTTCCATAGGTTGACGAAGAATTGTTTGGCGCTGATCCACAGTTGGTTGACGAAGTTCACCCCCTTCTGCCATTCCATTTTGATGTGGAGCCAGAGGATTTCGGCGGCCAACTTGATATCGCCGGTGGCGAGCGCGTCGCCGATTCCCTTCCACGTTTTCAGCGCTTCGTCGTGCAGTTCGGTAAACGTGTCCTGCAGCCAGTGGATGCCCTGAGCGGCCAGCCCAGTTTGCTGGAGGATCACCGCCCCGAGGGCGACGGCGGCCCCGATCACGAGCGCCATCGGCGTGAGCAGGAGCGCCATGGCACTCCCGAGCATGCCGACCGCCGTGGCCACCGTAGACGCGATGCCGGCGAGCACCCCGAGCACGCCGCCAAGGCCGGCGATTCCCTTGCCGACGACCCCGATGACGGTGCCGGCGACGACCAGAACACTCCCGATCTTGGCGATGCTTTGCACCAGCCCGCGGTTTTGCCGGACCCATGCGGCCGCCTGGGTTACGATCCGGGCCAGCGCATTGGGCCAGCGGGCCATGAGCGGCAGCACGGCCGACCCGACGGCGTCCCGCAGTTCGCCGAACGCGTTGTTGAGCCGTTGCAGGGCGTTGACATAGTTGAACACCGCGGCCGCGTCGCGCTTGTTGGCGAACCGGCCCGCCTCCAGGGCGGAGGACGCGAACGAATGGGCCATGGCCGCGAGCGGCGCGGTGATGGCGGCCCCCATGGCGGCGAGCTTGGCCCCCTGCCACGCGACGGCGTTCCCGAAGTCTTTGAGCGCTACGGACGCGTTGTGTAGGGGCTTGGACACACGGTCGCGGAGCGTCAATTCGATGTAGGCGGCGCCGGCGCGGATGGCGGAGGACGACATGGCCTTGTTGATTCCCTGGGTACGAAAATGCTTTTCAGGACCGTAATGGGGGCCGTGATCCGCTGCTCTGGCGGCGGTGGCGGGGCGTAATAGTTGAATTCGTCATCGGTGAACGGTCGCGGGTGTGATTTGGGGTCGCGATGGATGTTCGCGAGCACGCTGCACACGCGAGCCGTTCGTTTCCACTCGTCGCGCCTCCTTCCATCCGCCATCCAGAACAGTTCCCGGAGCGTCAGCGGCCCCGGGGTTACGCCGACGACCCCGGCGAGTTGCCAGAGGAGTTTCCAGGCGTCGGCCGCGGTGATTCGAGGCCGGTCGTTTCCAGTTGTTCCTCGAACATCCGGTCGATCCGTGGATCCCGCAGTCGCACCGTCGCCAGTTCGCAGGCCCGCGTCCGCAGGTTCTTCATTTTCTCCCACGCCGTCCGCGCCGCTTCGCGGCGGGACGGGTGGGAAAAAGTAAAAAGCCCCTCGGCCAGTGCCTCCTCCGCGGCTTGAAGAACTTCGCCGCTCATCGCCTGACCGAACTGTTCGTCGGTGATGCCCCGGGCATCTGCTTCCGGCTTGCAGATGGCATAGAGCACGTCGACGAACAGGACGACGTCGGCCATGAGTTTCCCCATGAGCGTCCCTTCGACGAACTCCATGAGGTCGACGGAGAGAAGGGACCGGACGCGCTTGACCGTGTCGGTGCCGATCGACACAGACCAAACGCGCCCGGCCGTATCCTGGAACGTGTGCGGCATCATGCACCCCCGCCGGCGACTGTGAACCACGTCGGCGTGATCGCAGCGCCTCCGCTGTCGAACGCCGGTGCCGGCTTGGCCGACACGTCGAACGTCACCGCCGATTCGAGGGCCTGACCCTCTTGGAAGTTGAACACCTCGCACACCGCCCGCAGCCCCTGCGATCCGGTGGTGCCGATGGGGCCGTCCAGTGCCAGCAGTTCGATCGTGCTGCCGTCGATGTACGATGCGAGCAGCGCGGCGTAGTCGGCGTCGCCCGGCACGTACTTCAACTGGAAGTCGATCGACGCGTCCTTGAGCGTGCCCTTGCGGGTTTTCCACTTGGATGCCCGGGTGCTCGTGTCGGCCTCGCTTTTGGAAAGCGGGATCGTCACGTCTGAGACGTTGGGCATTTCGTTCCACACCGGCGAGGCATACGTGCCGGTGTTGCGGTAGAGCTTGCAGTCGAGTCCGATTCGCGTCATCTGCGGTCCCTCCTTGGGGGGTTTGGGTTACGGTCGGTGGTCACTGAACGCTGTTGGCCCAGAATTTCGGAAGCCGGTCGACGTTTTCCATGAGGGCCGGTCCCATGAATGGGCGTTGCGGGTAGGTGGCGACGCCGCCTTGCGCGGCGACCAGGGCGCGCACCCGGCGTTTCTCGGATTGGAGTCGCGCTTTGCGCGTGTTGCCGAACGCGTCTGGCGGCGCGGATTCGATGTACTGCACGCTTCTGTCGACCTGCGCTTGCGTGGTGAATTTGATGTAGGCCGTGCCGGCGGAGTCGCCGATGGGGCCATGGCCGCCGACGTGCAGTTCCCAATTGGTGCCGGCGGCGAGCAGGGTTTCCTTTGTTTGGCCGCGGAGCGACCGCGGCCGTTGCGTGCCGCCGTGTTCGTGCACCCTGGCCACGTCGGAAATTAGGTGGGCGGCAGGGCCGATGACCACTGTGTGGTCGCCCTCCACGGCGTAGAGGATCGAGTTCCGCAGGGCGCCGCGGCGGGTGTTTGGCGGCTGGCCCGGGTCGCTGGCCGTTTGCCGTGTTCGGATCATCCGGCGGGCCGCAATCCGCAGACTCGCCCCGGCGTGGCCGAGGTTCTTGAACGTCGCCCGGCGCATGGCCCGGCGGACGTCTGACGTCTGGTCGACGATGGTCACCGTGGCACTCATCGGCGGCCTCCATCCGGGGCGTCGCGGCCGATCGCGTGCTGGAGTTCGCGCTGGCCGGCGGCCAGTTCGTCGAGCGTGTCCGCCTGCCGCTCCTGCGCTCGCGAGAGCGTGGAGAGCGTTTCGGACGTCGTCCGGAGAAACGCGGTGTGCGATTCCACGACCGGCACGAGGACCGTGGCGTGCAGGGCGACGGCGGCCAGCTGGCCCCAGTAGCCGAGGACGGCGAGCACGACACACGGAAACCCGAATTCGCGGGCGATCCGCAGGCCGACGTCGACGATGTCGCGGGTTTGCTGGGTCATTCGCTCGGCTCCAGCCAGCGCTGCACGACGATTTGCACGATGATTCCGATGGCCCACATGACGAGCATGGTGGTAAAGGCGAACCCGGATCGCTGGTCGTACTCGTCGCGGACTTGCCGCTCGACGTCGGCGATGAGCGTTCGTTTAAGGACCGGGCCCCAGTAACGTGCGGCCAGCAGTCCGTCGGGCGCGAGCTTGGCCTGGGCAACGGTGGCGATGGCGTCGCACCGCTCGCGGCCGAGCATCGCCCGGCGGATCGGGTGCGCGGCGAGCCGTTCCCAGACGTAATCGGTGAGGTCTGGCTTGGGAGTCATTTCGCGGCGCACCTCCCGTCCGCGCAGTCCGCCCCCGGCCAGCGTACGCCGGCGAGGAAGGTGCGGACCCGCGTCGAGCATGGCCCGACGGTTTCCCCCGGGTTCGCCCCGAGGAGCACGCCGGCCAAGTGCCCGTCGGCGTTGAAGATCGGGCCGCCACTGTCGCCCTTGCGGGCCGTGGCCCGGCACTCGATCAGTTCCTTGGTCCCGCCGCGGCCCGGCGTCAGGTACTCCGTCAGGGCCCCAGACTCCTCGCGGTAGACGTAGGGCCGACCGCCGTAGCC